AGTCAACACCGGGCCAACTGCTGCGAGCAGAAAACCAAACCCGACAGCCACCATTTTGATAGGGCCGGGTAGAGAGTTTATTGCTCCGGCTATTGCAGCGAACCCGTTAGCGAAAGTAACAACAAACGGGGCGATAATTGCGCCGAAGTCAATCAGAGAGTTTTTGATTTGAGTAATAGCCTGCTGCATCTTAAACGCGCTGCTTTCACTCGTAATCTTAAAAGCATCGTCAGTCATACCAACAGAATCAGTCACTACCCCGAACGTGTCTTTTAATGTTTGTGCGTCAGCGTCAAGTATCTGGAACGCCGCCCCAGCCGCCTCACTAGACCCAAGCAACTTACCTAACTGCTCACGGTTACCGCCAAGGCTCTTATCCAAGAATTGCAAGGCGCTTGCAAGACCGTCTTTAGAAATACGGTCACGCATGTCAGATGCGCTGAGCCCCGCATCGGCAAGTGCTCTCTTAGCCTCCTCCGTTGGCACAACAAAAGCGCGCATCAAAGCCGACACCTGCGTAATGGATTGTGCCGCATCACCGTTAGTTCGCGTCAGCAACGCAACAGAACCGCCAACTTCCTCAAGGCTCGCCCCGGCCTGCTTAGCAAACGGCAACACCCTACCCAACGCTCCCGCGAATTGTGAAGTCTCAAAGTTACCAGCGCGAGCCGTCGCAACAATAATGTCTGTCGCACGGGCAGCACTCAAAGTTTCAGCACCGTAAGCATTCATAGATCCAGCAACAGCGCGAGCAATATCGCCTGTCTCACCCAGTCCAGCCGCACCCGCTTTAGCAGAAGCCTCCAAAGCGTCTAGGGCTTCCTTGCCCCGCAACCCCGCTGAGGTTACAACAAACAAAGCGTCAGCAAGTTCTTTCGGGCTTTTTGCGGTCTGCCCAGATAGTGCCAGTACAGACTTTTTCATTCCGTCAACTTCATCGGAAGCAATACCTACCAGAGAAGTAATTTTTACCATTGAAGCGTCAAAGTCCATAGACATTTTTGTGGCAGCAACACCTAACCCAATGAGAGGCAGGGTTACCGCGAGACTCATTTTCTTGCCAACTTGAGTCATTGTTTGGCCGGTAGCAAGCATTTTGTTTTGTAACATCGCAGTTTCTTCAGCGGTTTTTTTGAGTGATCCTTGTACCTCCGACATTTTTGCTTTCATGTCAGAAACGTCGGCACGGAACCTCGCGGTTACGTCCATGCTTGCCATTTAATCACCTCCGCTTCTTACTTGCCTGCTCATGCTCCCAGATCCTCAAGTTTTCTAAGGCAACCCATTCCGTGAATTCGTTGGAGGAAAGGGGACGGTGACTAGGACTCCCATACAGAAGTTCAGCCACCGTCCTGCCTAGTCTTTGCGCTAACTCGAAGATGAATCTTCTTTCAGGGCTAACGAGGAATCTTTTCCCGCCGCGTCCTTCTCATCCTTACCAATACCCGACAGGCGTAAACCAACCGAAGCGATACTTTCAATCGCTGCGCTTGACTTACCCATAAGGGCATCTTTGTCGGACTCGCTGAACACGGACTCGCCGGATTCCACGTCATAAACACATGCGACCACTACGTCAGGATAAACAGCAGCCATGTTTACTTGACCGCTATCCTGATTAAACGCCGACTGCATAAGTTTTACCCGTTCACCGGCAGTCATGCCTTTAATTAAAAGGGTGACTTTCCACTCTTTTACTTCTAATTCTTCGGACGGAATATCCTCAGTGTTAAGGATTGTTTCGCGTAGATTCATTTCTTTTTCCTTTGGTTGGCCCACAAGGGGACGTGGATTTTTTGGCTTAACTGAACGTTGCCTGTGTTACTGCTCCAGTGACCTGAAGTTCAAGTGAGTAAGTCACTACGTCACCAACAGGGCTAGACAGTTCATAAGACGTAACAAGTGCCTCACCCGTGAACTTAGGGTTAGACGCTACGGAACCGGACGGGCCATACTCGAACGAGATCGAAGAAACAGAGCCCGACTTCAGGTTAGCGATAGATCCGTTAATCGCTGTGTCAGCGGTAGAATCAAACATTCCCGAAACCGAAATGGTAGCGTCAGACAAACCCGTAATGTACGTCTTGTCTTGTGTACCGAAAGCAGTTGTTTCAGCAGTTTCGATTGCCCGTGGCATCGAGATTTCATTGAGAGTATTAGAAAGGTTGACCAGAGTACCGGCAGGCCCATCTAGGCTGAACTGTGCGTTTTTACCGTGCTTGAAAGTTGGCATTGTGTTATCTCCTTGCCGAAGCGATATTGAATGTGATTGTCCCGGTGGTTCCGGCTAACGTTTGCTGCGCCCGTAAATAACGGTTTACGGTTCCGTTTGCTGTCAGGTTCTCGCCCACTGTTGCGCTTGCCGATACGGACGAGAACGTAATGAGATCAACAAACGTAGAGTCATCTACGGAATGTTGGATTTTTATGGTACTTGCACCGTCACGAGTGTTCGCCGTAACATGAACGTTGGCAATAAGACCATTTGAGGTGGCAGCCGTATTGTCAGTGGAGGCCCCATCAGCGGTAGCGGAAGCCGAAACACTGCCCGTCAAAGCGATACCGTGATACAAACCCCCATCGGCTTGCACCTCAGCACTAATAGAAATCACGTCACCGACAGGAGACGAAACCTCGTAGGAGGTTAGTTGCCCATTAGCAATGACAGCCCTGCGACCTAGAACGTTACCTTCAGGGAAAACTGTTACCGCGTTATCTTCAGTAGCGATCATTCCCGAAAGAACAGCGTCCGAAGCCCCAGCGGTTGAATCAAACAGGCCGCTTGAGGAGATCGTGCCGTCCGACAGGCCAGTCATGTACGTTTTATCGTCCGAACCGAACGTGGTTGTTTCAGCGGTTTCGATTGCTTGCGTGGTAGTGGCCTCGTTTAGGAACGGGGACATGTCTGTACCGTTAATGAAAACAGCGGTCTTTTTACCGTGGCGAAATGTTGGCATTATTTGTCTCCTTCTTTGGGAGACTTCGGCTCACTTTTTAGCGGGTTAGGGTCAGACTCAGAAATGTGCCCCTGCTCCAGTAGCCACGGAACACTTTTGACCGGGATGTCACTCACTATGTCACCGGGCGCGGCAGAAAGTTTGTTGTACGAGATGCCTGTGTGGACTAGGTACTTCAACTTGACCTCATTCTAGGCGTGGCAACCCACACCCAGAGGAACCACGAGGGCCACGATCAGGGGCGGGTCACGGTTGGACACGTTGCTTCCCGTAATTCTACACCCGAAACCGGCCTGCGCTAAAGAGCGTTCTCAGCGTCTAGGGATCTGTGAGGTGTAACCAGTCCGGGAAAGTATCCACAGCCCTCTATGGCCCCTTAATCAGCCTTTAGAAGGGCATCCCGTTAGCCCCGTCGGATCGAAGAACTCGCAATAGTCGCGGCAAAACTTTTTAGCCTTCTCCGGCTTAGGCTTCTCCCACGATGTACGCACATTGTGAAGCCACTCCAGAGCCTCCAAAGCAACAGCCTCATCATACGGCTCCGTATGCGTAACAATCTGGTTCTCATTCCCGTCCCGTGGAATCCCCACAAGACACACCGACTTCACTTCATGCCCCAGAGACATGAGCCACCCGTACAACTGAACCTGCCAGCGTTGTTGCTTAGAAGGGAAGTAGGGAACCCCCGACAGTTTCAACGTCTTCCAGTCAATCACTTCACCCTGCTCAATATCAAAACAATCAACGTGCCCAAAAATACCGTCGCGCTCCACTTTAGTTTCTAAAAGGTAACGTTCGTCCCCGGATAGTTTCTCCTCAATCCACGAATGGATCGCAGTCCCCAGATTCGCTGCCAGCGACAACGTCCCCGGATTAGTTACGGGTGTCGCGTCAATACGATGCCACACCTTACGGGCGCACCCACCGATCTCAGAAGGCCCAACGGCTCGTTGCTTGGATCTCTCCGACTTACCTGATAGCAACAGTTCACGAACCTGATCCGGTTTCATGCTGTCCTCCTAAATTGGTCGTTGCATTTCTCCCGGTTTAATGTCTTCACGAACCAGATACTCCGTGTGGAAAGGTTCGTCAGTTAAGGGAAGCGAATAAAACTCAACGCGCAAGTGGTCGTTCAACAACTCGCTCATGTCATCCACCCA